TCAGTATCTATTCCTCCACTTATTACAACACTTCCTGTAAAAATTTCACCATAAACTATAGGAACTGGAGTACCTGCCCTGCTTGTCTGTTGCGTTCCAGAAAAACTAAAAGATAGTCTAGGATCTTGCTCTGAACTAAATTCTCTAGGTTTCGGGGTTGGAGTAAGCATTTGTGATACTCCTGATAATGCTAATCCTATACCTAAGTTTCCTGCTAAAGCTGCAAAACTAAAACCTCCTCCAGTAGCAGCGAATCCACTAGAAGAAAAAGCTATACTTGTACCACCTGTAAGAACTGCACCACCTATCAAAGCAGCACCTAATAAAACTCTTCCAAGACCTCCTCTACCACCAGCACCAGCAATAACAGGGATAAAATGTATATCTTCATTACCTATTGGATAGGTAAGTTCTGACTCATTTATTTCATAATTTCCTATTTTTACTTGATAATATTTTGGACTCATAAATTTATCTATGCCCTCAAAATTATTAATTAAAAAACTTACTGCTTTGGCAAGACTATCTACCTGTACTTCAAATTCTTTATGACCAACAAACTCTGCCAGTTCTCCATATAGTTTTATCTTACGAAGCATAACGATACCTCCCTCCTGTACATTTTAGTAACCATTCAGAATAAGATTCTCTACAACTAAGTCTATCTGTTAAATGGTGTAATACTTCACCATCAAGAAACAAAGCAACGTGATTTAATCCATCTGCCATGATTGACATGAATAATAAATCACCATTTTCTAACTTTTCTTCCTGTCTCAACTGTCTAAAACCAGTTCTCCATGCACATCTTTCAAACATTGGATCTTTTAAAAACTCTTCTGGTGTTATAGGTCTTTCCCAATCTCTAAGTTCAATACCTTTCTCCTGCTTATACCAATCTCTTACTAATGACCAGCAATCAGTGACACCCCAGACCCACGGACGACCCAATAAAGGTGCTTTATATCCTGATGGTTCATAATATCCCCATTGTTCTGTTTTAGGGTTAACAATATGCCACGGAAGCTTACTTTGTTCACAGCTTAATTTATCTGCCTGACTAGCAACTGGTGGAGTTACAGGGTGAGAATGAATAACAGCAACAATATCTCCCTGATTTGATGCTTTTACATAATCAACTGGATCAAGAATGAAACATTGATGAGCAGTCATAGCAAGATTATTACAGGGAAAATATCTTTCTTTACCCTTGATATTTACTAATAATCCAACAGATTCTTTAGGGTCTTGGTCTTTCGCATGAACCAATGCAGCTTCTTTCCAATTCATCCGCTAATAGTACCAATAGAAGGGAACTCTGCTCTTGTACACTGCCTTTTAGGAGCACGAATACCTGCTAAATCTATTACTGCTGCAAGTTCAAAAGTAACAACTTCTCTATTTTCTGCTGACTTACGATCAATCGAGTAAATTTCCTGTGGAAACTCTGCGCTAGGATCTGGTGTACCATAAGGATTTACATTACTTGGAAAGTTTACAGCATCTAAAAACTTTGCAAGAGTTCTGATTCGAGTGACAGTAGCACCAGTTAAATCATTTCCAGTTGTAGTCTCATTTACATTTAAAAGAATAGCTGTAATTGTTCCCAATGCGTTACTGACAGTTAAGGTAGGTCTAGGTAGTTGCCCTTTTTGAAAAGCAAAACCTTCTGCCTGTATTGGAAATCTTTGATATGTATCACCAGCCCAGACTATTTCACCATTATCTTTTAGACTTGTTCCATTATGAAATCTATGCGTAGTAGCTGATCCATGCAATGCTGCTGTAGTTGTAAGAGTAAAAAGTTCTATTATTGCTGATGGATTTATACTTTGTAGATCACTAACAACAGAAGCACTACTCATGGTTCAAACACCTCTCTGAATGTTGCCTGTATTGTGGCACGATTATTGTAGGGAATAGATTTATTCCAAGATTCACAGACATATTTACCAGTACCAGACAAGGTGATAGAAACATTCCCACTATTAGTGGCACTGGCAGCAGCCGTTACTGTAAAAGTATTTGAATCTGCAACAGAGGCAACAATAAACGTACCATCAGTAGCAGAGCCAGAAGTGTAATCTACTGTCAGTTCATCTCCTACTGCAACACCATGATTTGTAATCGTGATTGTAACTGTAGTACCTGACTGAGAATAAGTTCCTGTTTTTGTAAAGCCTTCTCCTGGTGGAGTGAAATCAAAACTGGCACTATCATTAGCTCTACTGTCCAAGAATCCTTCTATAACATCTGCTTCTGTTTCGGAAACTTCAAATGTAAAATTAAATATCTTGGGATTTTGATGAGCAGCGAGTCCAAATAATATTCTGTGTTCAAACCCATCAGCAAAACGCACTCTTCTAGTATTTGGTGCGGATCTTTTCTGTTGTCCATATTTTGGAGTGATTGAGGGAAAGGTAGCCATTATGCAAGTAAACCTCCAGGACGTTTTTGTTTGATTAATTCAGATTCTATCGCTGCTGACAATACAAGACCGAGTTCTCTGCCACCTTGTTCATCACCTTCAACAGAAGAACCAGAGGCATCTACGTTTACAACAATACTTGTTCCGCCACCTAACTGATTATTTGGAATAATAGTTCCTGCTCTGTCTGGCACAAATAATTCTGGGCCACGTTCTCCGACTATTGAAGCCCTGCCTACTGGTGGTCGGCCTCCATTCGCAAACTTCAAACCTGGAATAGGATCTAACATCGGTGCGGAGATCATACCACCTAAATCTGTACGAAAACTACTACCTCCACCTCCTTTTTTACCTCCACCAAACATTCCAAGAACTGAACCGAATAATCCTCCACCGCCTCCGAGTGATCCCTGCATATTACCGAAGAAAGCCATATTGAATGATGCGTCTATGAGTTTGTCTAATACATTTCTGAGAACATCGTTTAGGGTAGACGTTCCACGGATCATACCCTGTATGCCGTCTGCGATGTCGGTGGCTATTGTCTGCTGCATCTGTTTAAATGCTTCTGCGGTTTCTCTTGCTAAATCTCTTTGCTTTTCCAAATCTGATATTCTTCTTAATCCTGTTTTAATAGCCTCTTCGTCAAGAATCTTACTTTCTTTATTCATTTCCATTATCTGTTTTTCTATCTCAAACTCTTCAGAACTCATGTTGAAACTACGTTCCAATAGTGCTATTTCTTCATTAATGTCTTTAATCCTAGTTTCTTGTATTTTTTGATTATTCTTCTTTATACTTAATTTTTTATTTTCCTCATTTACTGACTTCTGCTCTGCGATAACTAAATCATTAGTTGCTCTTATGGCTGCTTTTATATCTTCTTCAGTAACAAAAAGTTTATTTCTCTCTAAACCTAAAATAGTTTTTGCTAAACCCGCTTTTCTTCCTGGAAGAGCAAACGGATTTTGTAACTCCTCTCTAACACCTATTAAATTTTGTATTTTTTTATTGTCGGTGTTTTCTGCTTGGCCTAATAGTGCAGTTCTCTCAACTCTTCTGCCGATAAAACCTCCTATACCTGATCCCTCTAAGAAACGAGCTAGTGAAGCTCTCATCTGAGTCATTACTTTTGTAAAATTATTACCTAATTCTGTAACTTCATCACCAAATTTAACCAAAGCGTCTACCCCTTCTTTTCCGACTAAATTAATCATTTTTTGTCTTGCTGCCTCAAAAGCTGCCTCTTCGCCTCCTAATTTTTGGAGCGTTTGTAACTGTTTCTCAAACTCTGTGCCTGTAATACCTAACGCTGCTGATACTGCTTCGACATCCTTTGTTGCCTCGCTCAAAGCTGCTCCTAATTTTCCTGTCTCTACTGTAAATGACTGCATTGCTGTAGCTGCTGTGGTAGCTGCTATACCTCCAGCAAATCCTCCCATCTGCCCGAACATTCCACCGATACCACCACCCAATGCACCAGCAGCACCGACAAATGGACCTTGCCCAAATAATAGTGGAAAACCACCACTGATTAGAGCACTTTGAAAGTCAAAACCTCTTCCACCTCCTGCTGCTCCTGCCCCTGCTCTTGGAGGCAGGGCTGGTCCGATTGATCCACCAATCTGACCAAAGTTTTTACCTCCTGCAAATCTTCCTGAAGATATTAATTGAGTCCTTTTCGCTACTTCTTCAGTTATATCGGTCTGAAGTTTTAACTCATCTTGGGCTATTTTTCTTTGACTTGCTGCTGCCTTTAATTGATTTTTGGAATCTAATGCTGCTGCTTTTCTTATGGCTGCTCTTGCTTTATCTACTTTCAATCCCTTGTCAGCTAGTTTCTGTACTTGATCTCCTAGTCTCCTAGTTTCAATCATTGATGCTTTCTGAGCATCTTTACTCTTAGCTATTTTTTCCTGTATCTTGGATACTCTGGAGTCTATTTTAAGTGGTTCGTTTAGATTTCTTCTTAGTGTATTTATTCTTTTCTCAAGAGCTTGCAGAGAATTTCTAGCGGAAGAAGTATTTAAAGTTATATTTACGCTGTAATTTGAAGCAGCCACCGCAGATTCTATTAGATATTAAAAGTTTAGCGTACTTTGCGATATTGAGCCTGTCTTTTTGCTTTTTCGTAGGCTTCTTCCTCTCGTTCAGATTTTATCTCGAAGTAAGCGTTCCAGGCATACAGTTCTTGAACTGACATTTTTTCTCTTACTTCTCTTTGGGTATAACCTAGTTTTTCGGCTATGAAAAACTGTAGATAAACAAAGTTGTCTTTTTTGAGTTTAGCTTTTTACGGCATCGGGGCTTTCCTCCTCGCCCACTCCCTGCATCTTAGTCATAATGTCCACTAAAACTGACATTGGTATTTCTCTTCTAAGTGCTGGTAAGTCTGCTGATGAAAACATCTTTACCCCTGATTCATCTTCAGCTTTTGTAAGAATAACTTGTAAAGCAAAGTCGAGGCTTCCCTCTTCCTGCCCTTTGTTCATAGCTACTAATGTACTGTTTATTGTGTCTCTATCGGCTATGGTTAAAGGCGACCAGAATATCTTGAGGACGAGTTCTTCTCCCTTAAAAATGGAGTAGCTACTGCGTTCTTCTACATTGAAGGCTTTCTTCAATCTGTCGATTGCTCTTTCTGGTGACATAAAAAATTAGATCTATTCTTGTAGTATAGCTTAACCTTAATTATTGACAGGAGTATGCTTTCCTTTAAAAGTTTCGCTAAGTCCTAAAAGTATTGCTTCATTGAATTGCTCGGTCTGTAAATATATCTTGTACCAATCTGGGCTTCCACTAGGAGGTGTTATGCCATCAACTATTTGTGCGTGTCTATCGTAAGTTACTCCATCTGGATCGCCAACTGGTGCTGTAGCTCCTGGATTATTCACTGCAAAACCAGCATATTCGGCTGCGTTACCTACAAATAAAGGTTTTTCTAAGGGAACTTTTTTGGCCCGTTTGCGTTTAGGTAACTGACGATTAGTTCGTATCTGGTCATACACACTACCTACAGGCTGGTCAGGGTCACTCATAAACTCCATTAATGATGGGTTGGCATCTTGAATTTTTCCTGATCCTATCTGCCTTCGTTTAGGTGATTTTTTGACGGGGGCTACAGGAGTTTCACTTATTTTCCAGCTAGTAGCGAAATGCCCTGTCCACCACGGTCCACGCTCTTGAAGATCCTGTACCATAGCCGATGCGACTTTACTTTTTAGAGCTATCATATTTTGCTCTAAGTCTTTGGTTAGTTGTGAAATGTCTTTAGAACTAGGCATTAGCGGTAAAGGTGCAACTGACTACAGATAGAAAATGACTTTCTCTTTCTGTGTTTATTGTACTCGGTCCAGAGATTTGTGATACACGAGGAGAAACTGAGAAGGAATCTGTGTAATTTGCAGCATTTATGGAAGTCAAACCATCTACTACTGATTCCGCTATTGCTGATCCATCTGCTGTTCCCTTATCCTTTGGTGTCATTATTCCACAAGTTATAGATCCCGCGTAATAATCAATTGCTGCACCTTGAGGTTGGGTCGTGGATTGCGTGAAATCAAGACTTACCATTACATATTTTTTGTTTTTACCTGGAGTTGTGAAAGGCATATTATCAAAAACCACTGTCACTGTGTTGTCAGCAGTGGTTACTGCGTTTTTGATTGCGGTTTCAAATGCTGCTCTTGCGTTTACTAAAGTCATTAGAAGATAACATCAACTCTGAATAAGTACTCTTGTCCACCACGCAAAGTTCTGACATCAGTTATCTTTGCAACTCTGGTCGATCCAGAAAATGTGAGGGTGATTTCATCTGATAATAAGGGTTGGCTGTCTCCTATGAGATCGGGTGTTATGTAAACACGGGCTACGTTTTCCTGAAAACCTGTTTCTTCAGTAGATTGTATAAACTCTACGGGAACTTTTATTGTGTAGCTGGTATCACTTGTGGTTACTGCACCTGTGGATGTGTTGTAACTTGCAGATAGTTTTCTAGTGTAGATAATGGTTGTGTCTAATGAGTCTCCTAGTTGAGACACCACCTGTTTTGCGATCTGTTTTAATGCTGTGTCTAGTTGTCCTGCCATTATCCTCTAACCACTCTCATTTGATAACTGCCTGATCCAGCCATTGCGTACGCTCCAAGATAACTTTGTAGCCACGGGTAAACATCTAAAACATTATTTACTGTTCCTGTTCCTTGACTTGTCGTATTGTATTTAACTTCTATATCGCCTAGTTTTACTTCACTGAAGTTTCCATCTTTACCTGTAGTACCAGTAATCGCATCGGTGTCATTGGCTAATGCTCTTGCTAATTCAAATTGTGCGTACTTTATACTTTGAGGTATCAAGTCACATTTTAGTTCTACACCATCTACTGAATAATTATTTCTTGGAAATTTTAAGGCTTGTCCATCATCGCATCTATCTCCTAAATAAACTAAAGTATCGATCCATCTTGTAGCTGATATTAGTGATCTCTTCTTTTGATCGTCTGTCTTGTTAGTCCAAGTAGAGGAATCGGGAGAAGTATCAAAATAGTCGTTAGATTCAGAAAGAGTAACGTAACTATTAGCACTTGCTCCTTTTATAGTTGCGTCTATAGTAGCTGCCACGATCCATAAAGTAATTTAGTTTTATTGTAGCGTAAAGAAAAAACCCCACCAATAATTGATGAGGTTTCGTTATGACCGACAATAATAATCTTATGATTATAAAGTGCTGGTATCAAGTGGTGAGTTAACTGTTAACTGAACGATGGGGATTAAATCTACATCGTATGTTGCAGCCCACTTA